ATGAGTGAACCGGTAGCTTTTGACGAAGCTGAGTTGGCTTGGGCATTCCCGAGCGTAGACCCCGGTGCTAAACCTCTTGGCGGACGCATTCTTGTACAGTTGCGCCGCACCAAAAAGAAGGCAACAAGCGCTGGGATTATTTTGGTCGAAGAAACCAAAGAGACCGAGAAGTGGCAGAACATGGTGGCCAAGGTCATCGAGATTGGTCCGCTGGCATTTAAGCATCGAGACACGATGCAGGCATGGCCGGAGGGGTCTTGGTGCGCCGTAGGCGACTACATCCGCGTCCCCAAGTGGGGCGGTGATCGTTGGGAAGTCAAAGTCCCCGGCGATGACGATTTTGAAGATCCGGCCCTGTTTATGGTTCTGAACGATCACGAGGTGATTGCAAAACTCACCGGTGACCCACTTGCAATGAAGGCATTCCTATGAGCGCAGACAAAGCACAAGACCAGACCGAGGAGATTTCGGTCGTTGAAGAAAAGGACGGTTCGGTCACCGTTCAACTCCCTGACAGTATTGAGTCTCCCGACGTCCAAGAAGAGCGTGCGGATTCTCAAGACGACGGCGGCGATGAAGATCATCCCGACGATACCGATGCCATCCGCGAGGCAAGGCGCAATCGCCGCCGGGCCAAGAAGGACTACATCAAGCGCACCAACGAGGAGAAGGATGCCAAGCTGCAAATGCTTGAGCGCCAGAACCGGGAGCTGATGGACCGCCTGTCAGTCGTGGAGCGCAAGACTCACGGTGCCGATTTGGCCCGGTTTGAGAAGGCCATTGAGGACGAGGAATATCGTCTGCAATATGCCCAACGCAAAATGCAGGAGGCCACCGATAACTCGGACGGCGCCGCATTCACCAAGGCCCAGGAGCTTTGGTACGACAGCCGGCGCAAGCTGGAGGCGATGCACAGCTACAAAGAGCGTGCAGCCAAGGCCAGCGTTCAGGAAAACGCCCCCGCCAATCCCAAGTTGGTCAAACTGGCCAATGACTGGATGGAGCGCAATTCCTGGTACAGCCCGGATTCAAACGACGAGGATACGGCAATTGCCAAGGTCATCGACAACCGACTGGTTGCCGAGGGCTGGGATCCTTCGACAAAAGATTATTGGGACGAGCTTGACAGCCGCTTGCAAAAGCGCTTGCCCCACCGTTATACTCGATCACAAGACGAAAGTTCGTCCAGAAGGAGCCCTCGAAGCTTTGTGACTGGGTCGAGTCGTGAGTCAGCCAACCGCGGAGGCGGCAACGAATTTGTTTTGGAGCCTGAACAGGTCCGGGCAATGAAGGAAGCCGGCTTTTGGGATGATCCCCAAAAACGCAGTCGGATGATTAAACGATACGCCCAAGATGCACGAAACAAAAGGAGCTGAACATTATGGATACACGTCTCAAAAAAACTCTCAACGCCGGCGGCCGTGAGAATCGATCTTCGCAAGATCAGACCCGAGCCGCTCCCGAAGAGAAGTTCATGTCAGCGCAGGAACGTCGAAAGATGTGGAGCGATGAGTGGACACAAAGTGCGCTGCCAAAAGTCCCGGAAATGCCGGGGTGGCACCTTTGCTGGTTGTCAACCACCAATGGATACGACAGCATCGATAAGCGGATGCGACTTGGCTACATACCTGTTCGCGCAGATGAGTTGCCTGGGTTCGAGAATTACCGCGTAAAGGCTGGCGAAGACATCGGTTTTATCGCATGCAACGAGATGCGCCTGTACAAGCTTCCGATGGAGGTTTATCAGGACATCATGCTGCAAATGCACCATGAGGCTCCTCAAGACGAGGCGGACAAGATCCGCGTTCAGGCTGAGAATCTTCAGGGCGCACGCGATAGCTCAGGGAAATCCTTGGGTGCGGTTGAAGGCGAGGGTTTTGGCAACATCGACCGAACTGTGAAAACCCCTGTATTTCAGGGATAACCAAGGAGTAAGACTATGTCTGCTACAAATGCTCCGTTCGGCTTGCGTCCTGCGTTCCATCCCTCTGGTCTGGATCGCGCACAGGCGCTGGCAAACGGTATTGCGTCGGCCTACGGGACCGACATTCTGAAGGGCCAACCGGTCAAGCTCAACTCGAGCGGTGTACTGGAAGTGGCCGCTGCTGGCGAGGCCTTCCAAGGCGCTTTTGCTGGTGTTGAGTGGACTGACACCACTGGTCGTCGTCGCGTCTCGAACAACTGGCCGGCGTCCACCGCCTACCAAGCCGGTTCGTGCGTTGCCTACTTCTACAACGATCCCAACATCGTTTATGAAATCCAGGCTGATGGCTCTCTGGCCCAAACCGCCATTGGCGATATGGCCGATCTGAGCAACACCACCGCTGGTTCCACTGTGACCGGCCTGTCGCAATGCACTCTGTCCACCACCCTGGTGGGCGCAGGCAACAGCGCACAGATGCTGATCCGTGATCTGGCTCCGTACCCCGACAATGCTTGGGGCGATGCGTTCACGATTGTTCGCGTAACCATCAACGAGTCGCAGTTCAATGCGGCCGTTAACGCCATCTAAGGAGAGTGAATCATGGCCGCTCCGATGCGCAGTACCGACTTTCGGTCAATTGTTGAACCCATCCTGAACGAGTGCTTTGACGGCGTGTACGATCAACGCACTGACGAGTGGAGCCGAGTGTTCCGCGAGCAGGAAGGTATTCCCCGTAACTACCACGAAGAGCCCGTCCTGTACGGCTTTGGCGCTGCCCCGCAGTTGCCTGACGGCACCCCCGTCAGCTACCAGCAGGGTGGTGTGCTGTTCCTCAAGCGCTACGTTTACAACGTGTATGGTCTGGCCTTCGCGCTGACCAAAGTGCTGGTTGAGGACGGCGACCATATCCGTATCGGTCAGGTGTACGCTCGTCACCTCGCCCAGTCGCTGATCGAGACCAAAGAGACGCTGTCGGCCAACGTGCTGAACCGCGCCTTCAACGCCTCGTATCCTGGCGGCGACGGCGTGGCTCTGAACAGCGCTTCGCACCCCATCGTCAACGGCACCGCCAGCAACCTGCTGACCACTGCCGCCAACCTGTCTCAGACCTCGCTCGAGCAGATGTTGATCCAGATCCGTCAGGCTGTGGACAACAACGGCAAGAAGATCCGTCTGGTGCCCCGCCAACTGGTGGTCGCTCCTGGCAACGTCTTCCAGGCCGAAGTGCTGCTGAAGTCTGTGCTGCGTGCTGGTAACGCGAACAACGACATCAACCCCATCAAGTCCATCGGCTTGCTGGACGAGGGTGCCGCTGTGATCTCGCGTCTGACCAGCCCCAGCGCATGGTGGGTCCAGACCGACGCTCCCGAGGGCATGAAGCTCTTGATGCGTCGCAAGCTGGAGAAGACCATGGAAGGTGACTTCGAGACTGACTCGATGCGCTACAAGGCCACCGAGCGTTACGATGTCGGCTTCACCGACTGGCGTGCGATGTACGGTACCCCCGGCGTCTAAACCAAGAAGGGGCTTCGGCCCCTACTTTTTATAGGAGTATCGTATGTCGAGCACTACTCGATTTCCAAATGGCGTCACCAACGTCAGCGAAGTCTCCATGTTTGCCGACCTGAAGCAGTTGGATCCGACCCAGTACCACACATACTGGGAAGACTTCGACTACTACGGGGCAGCGGCAGATTGGAGCGGCAATCCTGCTGATGCAGCTTTGACCAACGCGGATGGCGGTGTCATTGAAGTATCGAAAACCAGCGGCGCAGGGGTGGGCTACATTCAAAAGATTGGTCAATCTTTTACTGTAGAGGTGGGAAAGCGGCTTTGGTTGCAAGCCAAAGTAAAACTGAACGACAACGCGCAAGGGTTGTTTGTAGGTTTAGGGACTGTCCCGCCATCCTCTGACGATTTTTGGTTTGTATACGACCCCGTCAATGGTTTGCAGTTCGTAATTGGCACCACCATTACGCCTCTTAACCTTACGCTTGCAAGTGACACATACGTTGTCCTAGGCGTGTATGTGAATGAGTCTGGTGTTGTCTCGGTGTTTGTTAACGGGCAGTTTGTAAAGACTGCTACGGGAACACTCAGCGCGAGTACTGTAAGCCCAATAATGGTGGCTTATGCAATAAACAATCCAGCTGTATTGAGCATCGATTACTTCCTTGCTGTAAAGGAGCGTTAATCATGGGCCAATTTAAGCCAATGGTCAAAATGATGACCACTGAGCCAAGCGTCGAGCTGAAGCTCAAAAAAGGCGGGAAGGTAGAGAAGAAGATGCAGATGGGCGGCATGCCCGCTGCAACTCCTGCGATGCCTGCCCGAGGTGGCATGATGCCCGCTGGATCCCCTGGGCGTCCTTCGATGGCCGCTCGTCGTCGCGCAATGATGGCCATGCCCGCTGGTGCTGCTCCCGCAGGCCCGGTTGGTATGGCTGGCAAAGTGCTGAAAGAGGGTGGCGAGGCCAAGTCCGTGCATAAGGCTGAGATGTCGAAGATGAAGGGTCTTGAAAAAGAGCTGAAGTCTCACGAGTCCAAGCCTGCCAGCAAGGGTCACAAGGGCCTGAAGACTGGTGGCGTGGTTGATGGTCAAGGCGGCTACAAGGCCGGCGGCATCATCAACACCGAGGGCCAGGGTGGACAGTACCGCAACACCAAGATGGACACTGCCAAGCCCGATCACTCGCCGGCCAAAACCGGTGATGTGAAGCTGGGCAACGGCGGTGGCTATGCTACCGGTGGCGTGGCGAAGTCCAATGGCGGCGGTTACCGCAAGGGTGGTGCTGCAAAAAAGCACTACGCGGCGGGGGGAGTTGTTGATAGCGGTGCCCCCGTCGCTATGCCGCAGGGCCGTAAAAAGCCGAGCACTCCCGTGAGCATCAACCAGCTCTCTGGCACCTTCAAGAAAGGCGGCAGTGTCACTGCTGCTGAAGGCCGCTTGCAGAAGAACTTCAAGAGCGAGAACGCCACGGCCATGAAACAGGCCAAGGCGTACTCCAACGAGGTCTACAGCAAGTACGGCAAGAAGATGAACGAGGGCGGCAAGGTTGACCTGTCCAAGGGTGCTTACGATGCCGCAATTGGTCCGAGCAAGGAAGAGATGGACATGGCAAAAACCATCCGTTCAATTCCTCGCCGGATGATTGAGGGTGCGAAAAGCCTGTTCACCTCGAAAGAGGCTGAAAAGCCTGCTGGGTCTGTCACCAAGACTGAGAAGTCCGTGACTGTGTCTCCTGGCAGAAAAAGTGGCGGCGCGGTGAAGTGCTGAAACAAGGTGGGGGCTTCGGCCCCCGCTTTTGATTGGGGAACAAAATGAAAGTTCAGACGGTCTCGCAGACCGGAGTTGGCTCGAGTCCCGCTCTGGTGATGAACACAAACATCAGCCCCTTCAATGTGGGTTTTGGTGTATCTGTGACTGGCACGGTGGACTACACGGTGCAGCACACCTTTGATGATCCCGCTGTTGGGTTCACGACTTGGTTTTCTCACCCGACAATTGCCGGAGAGACGACCAACCAAGACGGCAATTACGCCTTTCCTGTCTCCGGCATCAAGTTGCTTGTCAACTCTGGCACCGGCACTGCCACGCTGGAACTGATTCAAGCGGGCATCTGATGCCATACGTTGGCTACAACGGCGTTGCCAATCAGGCCAACACCACAGATGGCTTCGCTGGTCAGACCAGCGCGGTCAACGCGGTGGGCGCCGGCATTGGCGAGGATGTTGGGGATGATGGCGTTGTTGACCTCTACGGCGCCACCCCAACGACAACCTTCTACATCGCTGACGAGACATCTCCTGGGTATGTGCTTCAGGAGGACGACAGCAAAATCATCTTGGAGGCCTCGTAATGGCTGATCAGAAAATCTCGGCGATGCCAAACGCGGCCACCCTGACGGGTGCTGAGCTTGTTCCGTTGGTTCAGTCTGGCGCAAACGTCAAGACGACACTTAGCTCTCTTCGCGCATTCGACAATGCGTATGGTGGTTTCAGCGACAGCACAGATCAAGTCGGAAACGTCTCTGCCGGCACCGTGGTCACGTTCAACACGGTTGACGTTGCCGACGGCGTTACGCTTGTCAGCGCAAGCCGCATCACTGTGCCGAATACCGGCGTTTACAACCTCCAGTTCAGCATCCAGTTCAAGAATACAAGTAACGCGCAGGAGGACGGCACCGTTTGGCTGCGAATCAACGGCGTTGATCTTGCGAACTCGGCGACCCAGTACACGGTGCCGGCACGAAAGAGCGCCAGCATTTTTGGCTATCAGGTCGCAGCTCTGACGTTCTTGTTAAATTTGAACGCCAACGATTATGTGGAGATTGCCTGGATTCCAACGGCCGCTGCTGTGACCATTGAGCACCTGCCGCCCAGCCTTTCTCCGGCTTATCCGGCCATTCCGTCGGTCATTGCAACCATGATGCAGGTGGCATGATGCCGGCCAAGTCACAAGCTCAGTTCCGGCTGATGAAGGCCGCGGAGAACAATCCCAAGTTCGCCAAGAAGGTCGGCATCAGCCCCAAGGTGGCCGCTGAGTTCACCCAGGCCAACAAGGGCAAGAAGGCCTACAGCGGCCTGCCAGAGCGCATGAAAGAGGGCGGGGTATCCCTTGCTGTGGGCCGGGGCGAAAAAATGCCTGTGGAGCGTGGTGCTGGCTTGACGGCCAAGGGCCGGGCCAAGTACAACCGTGAGACTGGCTCAAATTTGAAGGCTCCACAGCCCCAAGGAGGCTCCCGCAGGGACTCCTTTTGCGCGAGAATGGGTGCAATTGCGGAGAAGAGCGAAGAGGGCAGCCGTTCTCGAGCCTCCATGAAGCGTTGGAATTGCCCCGGATGGTGAGGTAAAGCATGGCCTATTCTGGTACCGTCGGCACGACTGTCATCCAAGTCCAGACCCTGATCGATCACGGGGCGCGTCGCTGCGGGAAATTGGCCGAAGAGCTGACCTCCGAGCAGGTTTTGAGCGCCAGGGAGTCGCTGTATTTCCTGCTGTCGAACCTGATCAACATCGGCATCCAGTACTGGGCCATCGACAAGAAGGTCTACGGCCTCCAGGCGGACAATTACGTCTACAAGCTGCCCCTGGGTGGCAACGATGTGCTCCAGGCCCTGTATCGGCGCATGAATCGGCCCTCTGGCTCCTACGCCACAAGCGCCGGAGGCAACGTGGCCAACGCTTTTGACAGCAACATCGACACGATTTGCACCCAGACCTCGCCCAACGGCAACATCTCGGTCAACTACGGCACCAACAACCCGGTCTATGTGGGCTCCATCGGCGTTTTGCCGGGTGTTTCTGGCACCTTCAACGCGGTTTTTGAGTACTCGGCCGACGGAATCACTTGGAGCACGCTGTACGACCCTGGCCAGACCGTTTGGGTGAACAACGAGTGGATCTGGTACGACATTGAGGCCGGCCAGACGGTGCAGTTCTACCGGATCCGCGAGACCGGCGGCAATACGCTGTCCCTGCGCGAGCTTTATTTCGGCAACAACTCGACCGAAATCACGATGGCTCGCCTGAACCGGGACGACTACACCAACCTGCCGAACAAAAACTTCACGGCCAACCAGCCGTTCCAGTACTGGTTCAACCGCACCATCCCCCAGTCGGAAATCGTGCTCTGGCCAGTGCCGTCGGATCCCTTCGTGCAGATGACGGTCTGGTACTCGCGCCAGATCATGGATGTGGGCGACCTCTACG